CTTCCTTCATGTATTCTTCAGTCATTTCAGCAATTAACTCTGCTTTTCTACCTTCAATACGTTGTTGAAGTGCCATTGCTTCTCTTTGCATCTGTGGATTCATCTGTGCTTGTTGCATCATTTGAGCTAATCTAGGTAATTCTTCTCTAAACTCTAATTCTATCTGTTCTTGTGCCATTAAACTAATGTGTTCAAGTATATTTTTTTGTATTGCTGCTCCAACCATAGGTGCATTTCTTACCATGTTTGTTTGTAAGAAGTTTAAATGCGCTGTGATATGTGCTTGATGATCTTGACCAGGAAAAGCTTGAAAAGGTTTGCCTGCTAACGCATCAATATGTTCTAACGCTGGATCTTTTGGTGTAGGTGGCTGTGGTTTTTTTAAAATTAAATCAATATCTTTTACACCCAACGCTTCATACATGTTTCTGTATACTTCGTATTGGTTATGAATAGCTGGATTCGAGGCAGCCAGTTGCATCTCTGTCTGTGCGAGGGAGATCCGTTGTGTTTGGGAAAAAATATTTGGATCTGCAACTGGCAATATATCTACTCGATCATCAAAGTCTAATTGTTTGATTTGCCTCTGTCCTCCGATGACATCATAGGGGTAGATTGGAGGTAGATATAACTTAAAAACTCTTGCTAATAAACTAAATTCTTTTTTCATAGAAGCATACAATCTTTTGTGTATTGCGGACATTGTCCTACTTCCTCTTTCCAGCATAGCCACTGTCGTGCCTACTGCTGCTTGCTGGTTCCCATCACCCACTTGCAGATCTGCTATTGAAGCGAATCTTTGACCTGCTTGTACCACGACACCCATAAGTGCTAATAATGTTTGCGATGGTTCTTTGAAAGGAAGAGTCATGAAAGCATCTCTTAAATTTCCACCAGGAGCATCTACGTCTCTAAACTCTCCAGGTTGAATGGCTTGTGATTCATCTCTCATTTTTATACCACGCATTTTAAATCCAGCAGGTAAGTTCGACAAGGTTCCTGCGTCAAGTAGTGATCTTAAAGCTGATGTTGCTGTTCTAGATAATCCACCAATCATGTGAATTAATCCAAAACCGTAAAAGCCAAGACCGGGTAAAAATTTAAAATGAACAAAGTAACTAATTTTGCTTTTAGTTACATCGCCAATTTCATAGTTTCTTCTAATAGATAAAACTTCTTTTGAAGCTTCTTCAATGGTTACAATGTAAGGTAATTTTATTCCTGTTGGTTCGCCTTCAGCATTAACGTCATTGAATCCGTCAATGTCTAAATTAACATGACACTCTAATAAAGAATACATTTTTTCATCTTTGCCTTTTCTTGTGCCATCTAATTCTCTTTCTTTTTTATCTGTTTCTGATTCGTTTACATAAGCAGGATTTAATTCTATATCTCTATAGAAACCACCTACTTGTTGTTTTCTTAATTCATTTTCAGAAATTTTTATTGTGTGTATGATTGCATCTGCGTCTTCTAATGATGTTGCAGTGTAAGGTACAACTAAATCATCTGCGGGTACAAATTTAGAAACAGCTCTACCCATAACAGAATCATAATAAACTTTTTTAAATGCAGATCCTGACAACGGTAAATAAAATAACATTTGATCAAACTCAGCTTCATATTCTTTCATCTCAGACATGATTGTGTAATTCATAAAATCTTTTACACGTTGAGCTTGTTGTTCTCTGTCTGCTGTTGGTAAACCAATAATCTGTGTTCTTACAGGACCTTGTGCTGGTAATAATTCTTTATAAGCTAATGATTGAAACTGTGTAACAGCTTCTGCTAGTACCGGGTGCGTGGCACCTGAGGCACCTTTGAAAGGTTCTGTTTTACTTTCGTATTTGAAACCTAGTAAATCTAATCCTGATGTGTATGCTTTTTCCCAATCACCTCTTGAAGATTTATAATCTTGATAGTTTGCAGCTAACTCTTGACCAATAGGTGTAAGAATATTATCTGGTAATAATTCTGCTAAATTAGAAAAATGATCTTGGCTCTGTTCTAAATTTACTTGTGATGGATCAAAATTAATATCAACACTACCATCTTCGTTTGTTTGAACATCGACAGGTGCTTGTGGATCTTTTTCTGTTTTTTCTACTTCTACCTGTAGTTCCTCTGGACTAGGTATTTTTATAGTTTGCTCAACGTTAGGAAGAGCTTTGTCTACGTCTGCCATTTATTTTCTCCAATCGAACCACTTTAACCTTTTTATTTTTAATATTCAACCCCTGTGGGTTAGGTCCTCGTTTTGGTGGTGCTCCTGTTGTTAGTTTAGTCAATTTCATCTAATAAATCAGCATCTCTTAATACATCTGCAGTGTTCTCTGCTGTACCAACAGCCATGTCATAATTACGTACACCTTTTTTTAAACCTGTATCTGTGCCAAAAGCATCTTTGACTGTTTTTGTTACTTTGCCTGTAGCGTATTTTTCCATGTCAGCTATATCAATTGTAGTAAGTTCATCTAAATCGTCCGCATAAAAAGGATCTACGTCATAATCTTCTGGACCTAATGCAACATGCCTTCCTTCAACAGCGTCAAATTCTCCAGGTGTTTTAACAGCTTTACCTGTTTTCTCGTCTATAACTTCATATCCTGGTGGTTTGTATTCTATTTGATATCCTTCATTATATTCATTTCTTCCTTCAACAAACACTCGACCATCATCATGTTTTGTTAGTTTAACATCGGGTAATTCTGGTATTTCTACTTCTGTAATATCAGCATCAATTTTTTTACCTACACCTCTTGCAAAAGCTTTATCTACGAAATCTGGAAACCATTCAGGCATTGCTGTGCTTGTGTTAGCTAGCTTAACAACTTTAGCTGATTTTGCGGCTTTGAAACCAGGGAAAAATTTACCTACAATCGGTAGTGATGCAATACCTGCCATAATTTTTATGAATCTTCTCCTACTTAAATCTTTTGGACTACCTTCGCTAAAGTTCATTCTTGTAGATGGTTCTAAATAATCAGCTATGCCACCTATGTCTGCAACTTTAGAAGCTCTTTCAGCTGCTGTATCAGCATCTAGTTTAGCAATATAATCTCTCAAACCTTGTAGCTGTGAACCATATTGTTTGTAAACATCTTTACTAATATTACCTTCTTCATCTGTAAATGCACCCACTGATTTATAGAAATCTTCTTCTCCTTTTTCATATTGTTGAGGGAAAAGCATTTCATCATCTGGTCCTCTAAACTCACCTTCTTGTTGAGCCAATGTTTGCATTGCTCCACTCGCTTTTTCAAAGTCTAAAGACTTTTGAATTTCTGATGTATCTATGTTTTGTTCAGCTGCTACTTTTTTAAGTCTAGCTTTTTCTGTGTCTCCAAATAATCCATAAGTAGCATCAGCTACAATTCTTGCAGGTGGTAGTCCTGCTTTGTATCCTAAATAAGTTATTGGTACTGCTGCAGCTAATTCAAAAGTTAATGCTGCCGGGCCAAGTACTTCTCTAAAAATAGCTTTACCAGCGCTAAGTTTTTTTGCTGCGTTTGCAGCAGCGTTGCCTGATCCTTGTGCAATAGCTTGTTGTTTTTTAATATCGTCAAGATAATTCATTGGGTTATCACATGCACCACCTTCTGCGGCAGAGCACTTGAATCCAAAGCTTGCTAATAATTTTGCTATGTTTTTACTATCTTTAGCTGTGGGTGTTTTTGCTTTTTCAAAAAAAGATTTTTGACCTTTAAATTCTTTTAAAATGTCAGTGTCTTTTGTAAAAACAGGAGTTTTATCAGATGTAGAAAATTTAATTTTTCCTTTATTGTCTCTTGTTATTGAAACATCACTTAAGTAGCCAGCATATTTTTCATTAAAATTATCTCTCTTTTCTAAAATCTGATTAAATAAAATATCTTTTTTAGGTCCTGTTGCTTTTTCGTATTTACGTAAAAGATCACTTACAGGTTTATCAAACTGTTGGTTTTTAATATCAACATTAAAATATTCTGAGGTTGGTTGAACTTTTACATATTCAATTTCATCAGCGTATCCATTCTTAATAAGAGAAACAGGTATTTTATGGTCATACATAATTTTTGTTCCTTTTTTTAAAAATTTATCAGCGGCCTTTCTATTACCATCTTGAAAAGCTTTAATGGCTTTACCAGCTTCTGTAAACATAGATTTATATTTAGGGTTAACTTCGTTGGCTAAATATTTTAGTAAATCATCTGTCCCAAATCTAGGTTGTTTAAAAGTTTGAAGATTTCTATACATATCTTCTCCTATTTCTTTAAACAATAATTTTGCTATAGGTCCGTTTATTTCTTGATCAAATCCAAACTTTTTTAATAAAGGATTATTTTTAATTTTTGTTCTTGCCTCTTGTGTAACTCTTGCAGGGCCTCCGGATAAAACATTTGTAATCTCTGTTGTAAGTTGTTTTCTAACTTTAGGATTAAAATTATATATAGTTGTTTTGTAAATATTATCTAACAGTGTGTTTGTTAGTCTACTAGTATCTCCACTAAAACCTTTTAAACCTAATATCTCATTAGTAAAACCTTGAGTGAATAATGGTATGCCGTTTTTCTTAGCTGTTTGATTTAAAATATTATTAGAACCAAATCTTTTATTAACTGCTTTTTTTAATTCAGCTGGGTCA